ATTATAAACACTGTGTTTGGCTGTATATACATGTGTTCCAAAGGTTTGCATAACAGAAGCACTAATCTCCACCAGCTGTCTGAGGTTCCAGCAAAGTTCCAGGTGAAATTGGAAGCTATATTGAAGGGCCGTCTCTTTGCTCCGGAAGTTTTCCAAGGTCAAGGAGATTTTTCTCATGACCTGCTCAGTCTGATCTCAGCACAAAACAGTGATCTAACAACAGACAACATGAACTTTTACAAGCAGGCCTTGTGGGAATCGACAGAACTTGAGACGCCGGTCCAGCAAGTCTCAACATTTGTCTCTACAAAGTCTTCAGTTAAGACAGTGAGCTCAGATGTGGATGCCAGTATCAATCTGATGATTGCTCGATGCTACACCAAAGCTGTCTCTAGAGATTCAGCAAACTTGCTAGCCAAGTTAATCCACAAAGTTGATGGTTATAAAAACCTGCTTAAGAGACGTCGGCAGGGGGCAGAAGAGATCATATCAGGGTGTGTGCATAAAGACGTGAAAACAAGCATGAGGGCTTTGGCTGAAAATGAAAACACAGTCAACAAATTCGTGGAGTATCCAGAAGCTTACAAGGCCAGTCTTTTAAGCAAAAAACAAGATGATGCTCCAGAGCTCAAAACATTGGACACCTTGCTTCAGATGGAAGACTATGTCATGACCGCCCGTCTGCCAGTGAAGAGCAATTTTTATGATTTTATAAAAACATCGAATCCTCAGTATGCCAAGTGTGAAACAATGGTTGATTTCCTCAACCTTCTCTACAAAGAAGAGTGCTGCAAATTCGACACAGTGGTTGAGATATTTGAAAAGCTTCAGAGGACAAAAGTAGATCGAGAGATTTATATCCTAGACCTCATCACCAAATATTTGATCTATCTCATAGAACAGGTATATTTCAGCATGAACAAATATGATTTCCAAGAAGCCATCTCAATAAGGGGAGATGAAAAGAAAATGGCCCTCAGCAAAATTGAAACAGATATCAAACGGACCCTGTTTATCAGGAAACAGGAAGGACATGATGTTGACAAGCTATATATCTCAATGGACATGAGTAAATTCTCAGCTATGGACAGCTTCCCGAAAATGATAGTGTCTGTTCTAGGGCTACACCACATACGGCTGTTTGATCGGTTGTTAATGGCAAATGTTCTTATTAGATACATGAGGAAGAAAGTGATAATAGACCCTAAGATATTGGACAGGCTCCAACAAGAGCTAAACCTGACCCCTCACAACACTTCCAACATTGTGAAGCTCTGTGCTGTGGATCAACATTTTAAGAGGAATTACTTCCATTGCCAGTACAACTGGCTCCAAGGCTGCTTTAACCACACATCTTCTCGAATACATTCAACAGCACTACGCTATTTCTCTAAGATTCTGAATCGTTTTCTTGAACGTTTTGGATCTGGATCTAACTTTGCTGATCTCCGGGCCATGGTTCACTCAGATGATGGTGCTATTGGGGTAGTCTATTCGTTGAATCAGGCTGCAACATCATACATCAAAGACAATTATGGCTCATTCCAGCAATTTTTTATGCTATTCCTTGGAGTGATATTGAAAAAATTTGGGATCATTTTAAACCCGACAAAGACATTCGGCCATCCCGACATTTTGGATTTCATCTCTGACTATATCATCCGCGGCGAA